TTCGATACAAGACAGAAGACTGCCTAGACTTACCGGATATGCTGTATTCAGATAGGCAAATACCTATGACAGCGCAGCAGAAAAAATACTATGATAAGCTGAGGAAAGAGCAGCTCATTCAGGCGGCGGGGACGGATATATCAGCGGTAAATGCCGCTGTGCAGATGGGGAAGCTATTGCAAATTTCGTGCATAGTGTATAATACTCCGGTACTCACGGATATAGGCTGGATACCTATACAAGACGTATCAGCCAAGCATAAAGTCTGGGATGGAGAGGAATGGGTAGATCATGGTGGAGTCATATTCCGAGGAGTTAAGCAAGTAGAGGACTGCTACGGGGTATCTATGACACTAGATCATAATGTCCTTACTACACAAGGTTGGCGCACAGCAGGAGATATACTATATGGCAAATCCGGCTATAGATTTGATGCAGCGAAAGTTCGGCTACCTGACTGTGATAGCAAGGGCCGGAACATCAGTTGGGAAAGCAAAAAAAGCCAGATGGCTTTGTCTTTGCGATTGTGGGAACATTACGGAAAGGGAGAGCCAATACTTGCGGGCGAAGCACAGAAAATACCCAAGGAGTTGTGGCTGCCACCACGGGAACGAAACGCACAAAATGAGTTACCATCAGGCGTATTCCAATTATCAAAACATGATACTCCGTTGTCACAATCCCTCCAACAAGGACTACAAAAATTACGGGGCACGGGGTATAGCAGTATGCGAAAGTTGGCGGTATTCATTCGCGGCGTTTTGGTTAGATATGGGGCCGGTATACAAGAAGGGGCTCACACTGGATCGAATAGACAACAATGGCCCATATTCCCCAGAAAATTGCCGATGGGCTACCGCAGAACAGCAGGGGCTGAACAAACGGACGAATGTACTCATAGACACCCCGAAAGGTTTAATGCCCATAGCACAAGCGGCGAAGGCGTATGGGATCAAGCCTATCACATTGAGAAGACGCCTAAAGGCGGGTTGGCCCGTAGAAATAGCCCTGATGGTGCCTCCAGACAAGAGCAAAAAACTTACGACTTACTTAACTGCGGACCCAGGGCTAGGTTTGTTGTAGCTGGGCACCAAGGGCCGCTTATTGTGCATAATTGTGGATCAGTGTATTCTGACACTGGAGAGGTTGTTGAGTTTGACTGCTCTAACAAACTGGAAGAATTGCTGGACATTGTTCAGCAAGTCTCGCATAAAACGCTAGTGTTTTGCGCCTTTCGGCACTCGATAGATTTGGTCGAGCGCTACCTGAATAAGCATGGCATAACCACAGCAGCGATACACGGTGATGTGTCGGCTAAAAAGCGCACGGTTATTTTCAAAGAGTTTCAGACTGATAAAAACCCACAGGTGCTAGTCATTCAGCCACAGGCGGCGGCACATGGGGTTACACTGACAGCAGCTAATACGGTAGTATGGTTCTCCCCAACGACATCGGCGGAGACATATTTACAGGCCAATGCACGGGTGCATAGATCGGGGCAGAAGAATCCTTGTTTGGTAGTCCACCTATGCAGCAGTCCTGTTGAGACCAAATTGTACAAAGCGCTAGCCAGCCGCACACTGGCGCAAAAAAGTTTGTTGGAAATGTATCAGAGCTTTTTGGGAGGTGCCTTGTAAAAACATAGTAAAAACAGTATAATACCCGCACACCGAAGGTATTCGGTGGGAACTAGACAACAGAGGTTAACATGGAAAATGAAGCGCAAATTGTAGACGCTAGCCTTTTGGCGAAAGAATACATAGAACTAAAAACAGAACTGGAGATTCTCGAAGACAAGCATAAAAAAGAACAAGCCGTATTGAAGGATAGAATGGAGGACATACGCGCCCAGATGAATGTTCTGTGCAACACACAGGGGGCGTCTAGCATACGCACACCGCACGGGACGATTATTCGCACAACCACTACGCGCTATTGGACAAACGACTGGGGTTCACTACACGGTGTAATCATCAAGTATAACGCACCGTACCTACTCGAAAAGCGCATTTGCGGTTCTGCAATGAAAGAGTTCTTGGAAGAGCATCCAGAGGCACACCCCGCTGGAATGAATGTTGACAGTGCCTACACTGTCATGGTTCGCCGCCCTACCAAGAAAATTTAATACGTAAATAGGAAAACACAATGGCTACTAATGTAACTTTATTCCGCGATGAGACTGACCTTGTTATCAACAAAGCTGACAGCACAGGTCTTGATGAGATTACTAAACGACTGCTGGGCAATGCGAACTACAAGCGCATTTCTATAAAGGGTGGCAAATTCCGCATGATCGTTAATGGGCAGGAAGCGGCGCGTAGCCCTGACTCCAAGATGGATGTAGTTATCGTCAATGCCGCACCTCATGTTAGCCGAGCCTATTACGCGAAGCTGTATGACCCCAATGCTATTTCCGTACCTGACTGCTGGTCGAATGATGGCATAAAGCCTGACGCAAGGTCAGCGGCACCGCAGGGCAAAACCTGTGAGACTTGCCCCATGAACAAATCGGGGTCAGGTTCTAATGGCAAGAGCCGCGCTTGCAAATACTCTCGCAGGTTGGCAGTTCTGCTGGGCAACAACATAGAGAACAGTGACGTGTATCAGATGCAGCTTGCACCTACTTCACTGTTTGGCAAAGCTCCCGATGAAGACCACATGGGCTTGGACGCTTATGTTAAGCACCTCGCAGCGTACAACTATTCAATCACGCGGGTTGTGACTGAAATGCGCTTCGATGAACACTCAGATACACCCCGCCTGTATTTCCGTGCGGTGCGTAGGCTCAAGGGCGACGAGTTAACCATAGCAGCAGAGAAGGGTGCTAGCCCTGAAGCAGAAGCAGCTATCGTGTTCAATCCGGGCACTCTTGATGCAAGTGCAAGAAAAGATGTGGCAGTAGCGCCGACGCCATTCCGTGAAGAGGCCGAGCCTGTGGTGCGTAGCAACAAGAGCAAGCCAGTCCCTGCTAAAGAGGAGTCCATAGAAGACACACTGGATGACTGGGCTACCGACGATTAAGGGTTAGTTCCTTTATCCTTTGGGGCGGCGTATAATCGCCGCCCTTTCCACATGCAAGCAGGGACACCATGATAGGACAAGAATTATTAGATGTTGTGTTGCCCGAAAACGGCTTGCTTTGCATCGTAGGGTTGATGAGTGATAGGTCTGCACCTCCTGTTGTTAAGTATTTCAACATGGGGAGTGAGGAGGCAGATGAGTGCATCAGGTCGCTTGATGAGGCAGGGCGCGAAGTTTATTTCGGGTGTGCAAGTTACGTTGATTCATCTAAGGCTAAGGATGTTCGTAATGTCCATAGTCTTAAAACATTTTATTTAGACTTAGATTGCGGGAAAGACAAGAGCTACCCAGACCAAAAGACAGCAATACTAGCACTGACAGCGTTCTGCAAAGAGGTCGGACTGCCCATACCGACACTAGTAGATTCAGGATTCGGAGTTCACACCTACTGGCCCTTGGACGAATCGGTAGACTATAACGCATGGAAGCCCGTAGCTGATGCTCTGAAAAGAAAGACGATTGAGAAGGGACTAAAAGCAGACAATGTAGTTACAGCAGACGGTGCGCGAATCCTTCGCATACCGGGGACTACGAACAAAAAGCGCAACAATGCTCACAAGTTAGTCACGTTAAAGAAAACTTGCGCTGCTATTTCCTTAGAGGACTTTGCATCCAAGATAGGCTACATAGCGCGGGGATCATACTCAGCCAATAACGCTGACCCTGTGATGGATGCACTGCTGAAGAACAGCACGAAGTACAAATTCAGCCGCATATACAAGAAAAGCATTGAGACTATTGAGGTTACGGAACAGGTAGAGGAAGAGTATCTACAAGAGGACGGCAAGAAAGCAATCCGCCTCGTCAACAAGAAGATTCAGAAAAGCGCAGGGTGCCCGCAGATCGCCTACTGCGTTGCCAATAGAGCATCACTAGAAGAGCCTATGTGGGATGCCGCTCTATCTATTGCATGGCACTGCATAGATAAAAACGAAGCTATCGACATGGTGTCGAGAGACCACCCCGACTATGTATTTGCCGAAGCCTATGCGAAGGCTGAGCGCAAAGTGGGGCCACGCTTATGCGAGAAGTGGAAAGAATTAGACCAGCCGCAGCTTTGTGGGCAGTGTATCCATAGAGGCAAGATCAGCACTCCTCTGCTGTTAGGTGTAATGATTGAAGAAGCTACACCTGAAGACAATGTTTTCGAGGATAAGCACGAGAGCCTTGGCGAAACAGTTACAGTAGAAATACCTAGTGACTACCCTTTTCCTTGGCTAAGACCCAAGACAGGTGGTGTGGCATTTAGAGGAAGCCCAGAGGATGCAGCACCTTCAGAAGACCCTGACGCTGACCCTGATGAAGTTATGGTGTATGAGCATGACTTGTGGGTTAAGAGCAGGATGTGTGACGGGCAGGAGGAATACATTGTAATTGCTAGGCGACTGCCTAATGATGGTATCGCTGAGTTTACTGCACCCCTGACCGTTGTATTCAAGACAGACAAGCTGCAAGAGTTACTATCCAAGAAGGGTGTCAGCGCCGCAGCGAATCCTAAGCGCCTAGAGCTACTAAGAAAATACTTAGCGGCATGGGTTCACAAGCTGCAAAAGGACAGCGCGGCGGAAAGATCAAGGATGCAGTTTGGCTGGCATGATAACGGGCAGAGCTTTGTAATAGGCACTAGAGAAATAGATCGCACCGGCAATATCAAATTCTGCCCTATTGCAAAGAATGTAGAGAACGTAGCTAAGATTTACTCCAAGCAGGGTGAGTTAGCGATGTGGCAGAAAGTAGCCAATACCTATGCTATGCCGGGAAATGAGGCGCGAGGCTTCAGTCTGTTTGCAAGTTTCGGTGCGCCCCTCTACAAGTTTATTGGCGAAGGCAGCATGTTGTTGCACCTGACTAACGTAGCTTCTGGCGTGGGTAAATCCACCGCACAGAAGGTAGCAACAAGCGTATGGGGTAATCCTGTAGAGGGTATGCTGACAGACAACGACACCAACAATGCCAAGCTGCATAGAGCAGGTGTGTTGAACAATATCCCTGTCTGCATAGACGAGCTGACCAATATGGCACCTGAAGCCGTGAGCAGGCTGGCGTTTGACTTGTCCTCTGGCCGTGGCAGAAATCGCATGGCTAGTAATGCAAATGAGGAGCGAGTCAACGAGACAACATGGGCTACGATATTCCAGACTTCAGGCAACAACAGCCTGTACGATGTGCTTAAACAACACAAGGCATCTGTAGAAGGTGAGATGTATCGTATCCTTGAAATCCCTGTGCCGTTGGACAAGAGCTTGACAAAACAGGAAGCAGATGACCTATTCAGTTATACCTTGCCTAGACATTACGGCATAGCAGGCGAAGAGTTCATGAAGTATGTTGTGCCTAATCTGGACAACGTGATTGAACGCATGAAAGAGATACACGACAAGTTCGATAAGGAAGCAGGGCTGAAGAGCAAAGACCGTTTCTACTCTGCCTGTTTTGCGGCGGCGTTCACGGGGGCGGAAATCGCTAATCGCTTGGGTCTAATCAAGGTGCCTATAGAGCCTATATGGGAGTGGGCGCTAGGCTTAGTCACAACCACCCGTGCTACCATTCGTAAGTCATCTATCGTCAACGAGGATAATAAATACGAAGAAATAATAAGCCGTTACTGGAATGAAAAGCACCAGCATATTCTTGTCGTAAGCGCAGGGGCATCAGAAGTTGATGATATACTGATGAGGCAGTCTACTTTCAAGCCCGTGATAGGCTCGTTGAAGGGGCGCTACGAAGTGTCAAAAGAAAGGCTATATCTGACTATCGCTGACTTCGAGGCATGGATGAGTGAGAAGCGCCTACCGACAACTCAGCTAGTGGAAGCATTGAGGGCGTCTAATGCACTGGAGACAGAGCAGATGCTGAATATAGGCTTCGACACCAAGGTATACTCCACAGCACCCGTGAGGGTCTACCGCTTTAACACCAGACTGCTAAGCATCATATTATAGCTTGACAACCGCATTGAGGAGGGGTAGTATCCCTCCATTGCATTTCGTTTTGTTCTCTCGTTCCTATACCTACCCTTAAGCCACCTTCCCTCCATAGGTGGCTTCTTTTTGCCTAAAACTCCAGACCTAGCTTTCTAGCAATATCCAGTCCTTGCTTGGCGAGCGTATTGCGCTGTTCGTTCTGAATGTCTATCCTGCGTTTCTTTTCCGCAGCGTCTATCGTAGGGTCTTTCTCGATGCGCGTTATGATCTGCATTTTATTATCCATAGCCTGCATCTTGTCGCCTAGCGGGGTGTTAGCTCTCATGTACTTTGCGTAGTTTTTGTCTTCGCGCAGCTTCTCTAGGGTATCTACGTCACCGCCCTTTTCCAACTTGGACACACTCTCAGCAAGGTCTCGAACATTGTTATAAACCGTGTAGAAGTCATTCACCGCAGCATCCCTAGCGCCTTTGGTAAATGCACCGCCGATCAGGGGTAAATCTGAAAGAATCTTCTCAGGTTTCTCAGGGCCATCGTACATAAAATAGTCTGACACGGCGCGAGTCACACCCCATATCTGCCCAAAGAAGCCCTCCATTATGTGCTCCATACGATCAGGAGACAGAGTTTCTAGGTCTATCCCTGCATCGTGCAGCTTGCTTGCAACCGCTTTGGTTAGCTCACCCGCCTTCTTATTTCTGAGGTGTATCATTCCTCTGGAATCGGAGCCTGTTTCTATGGGGCTTTGCGTATGGAAGTCAAAGTTTATAAAGGCTTCTACCAAGGGTTTGATTGCATAGATAGTCGGCATAGGGGGAACCACCGTTTCCCAAGCTGCTTTGCCCGCTTCTGTTACGGCCTTTTTAGTAGAGATAGCCCCCATGTTCAGGAGCGTAATAAGCTCAGGCAGCGTCTTAATGAAGAAGCCCAATTCGTAGGGGATAGATATTTTGGTAAAGGGGTTGTCCTTATTACCTATCGGCACCAGCCAATTACCAGCGCGGTCTACAGTGCTCAGATAATCTTCATCATCTGAACTTGCCATAGTGTAAGCTGCGGTGTACAGCGCTATCATAGACGCACGAGAGTAGAACATACGTCTAGCTTCCATTGCTTCAGCTTTGCTCAACCGCCCGTATTTTCTAGGCATGGCGGCTTTCATCAGTACATCCAAACCGTTTAGCGCAGCGCCGAAGAAAGGCGTAGTGGCCCTCATGACCCGAACATTCTGTGATCTACCCTGCTTGGAGAAGTTGATAATCTCCCGTGCTTTTATCGCCGCCAGATTATTCGCATCCTCTTCGCTGAGACCTTTACTGATAGCATCTTGATATGCGCGTTCAGCAACCACCGCTCTAGTAGCACCGTCCACCGCTTCATGTATTTCCTTAATCCGCTCGATGCCCTTGGTTGTCCAGCCTTTGCCTTTCTCGACATATTTGATGAACTCTATAGGGTCAGTGATAACGTCCTGTGCTGCGACTATGCCTCTGCGCTTCAGGTCTTCATACCGCTTGGACTTACCTGCGGCTATCTTGGTTATTTCAGCAAGAGTATCAAAAGGCGTCACCAACCCTGTTCTACCAACAAGGCTAGCGGTCAGTGGCTCACGCACCAACTGCCGATACCAGAACAGCGGGTTCATAACCATAGCGCCGCGCACGACGCCTGATACTTTCTTAAGCTGTTTGAAGATAGGATTGATTAGAGGCTGCGCGGCTTGCAAAGCGAACAACGCCTGCTTATCTTTGATGGTGTAGTATTTAACCTCACCCTTGTCACGGAATTGCACAGCATCAGGATCGTCTTTACCTAATCTGCTAGGCTCTGCTGCACCCACGAGTTCCATCTGTAGTGCTGCGGCTTTGTTGAGATTGTTCTTAGCTGCTGTCATGGTGCACAGTGCGATGTGCTTGAGAATGTTACTCTCTACCATAACCTCATGGAAGTGAGCTTTCTGCCGCTTTATCTCAGGCAGTTTGTTTGCACCTCTACCCATTTTGCTGATGATGAGTTGCAGGTGCTTTTTAGGGTCAATCATAGCCTCTTCAAAGTCTTGCACCTTGTACAGAGGTATGTAGTTAGGGTACTCCCGATACTGCTTGGCTGTTTTAGAATCTATCAATCCGCTATCTTCGAGAAGATCAACGGACTTTCTCAGCAGGTCATAGACGTTTTGTGCTTCGCGGGCCAACTCAGGCTCGGCGCGTTCTAGCTCCTCTGCTTTACGAATATCCTCTTCAGAGACTTCGGTGCGGCCTCTATCATAGTTGATACCCTCTAGCTTTTTCTCAGCAAGAGTGCGAAGGTTTTGCGCTGACCGAGTGAAGCTCGCTCGCTTCTTCTTGTCCTGTAGAGTGCTAGCATAGTCATCCAGCTCGTCTGCTTTAGTCAGCAGATCATCAGCAAGGGCTTTGGTTTTTATGTCAGCCTCGCGTATGGATCGACCTCTAAGTGCTACCAGCATTTCGTTGAACAGTTCTTTTTTGCCTGTCTCAGCTACTCGCCTGAATATCTTCTCTGGGGCTAAACTGTGATCTTTAATCGTCATCACAGAGCCGTCGCCTACATCTTTTACGAATCCGTTATGGATAGAGTCAGCAATGACATTGCCCACCTGCGCGAAATGGCTAGCTAGGAAATCAACACGGGCCTTTTTACCGACCATAGTAGGCAGGTTTTCTGTAACCTTGCCCAATGCTTCAGACTGGTCAAGCCATTCACTACGCAAAGAAGTATGCCGCCCTGATGTAAGAACGTCACGCGCAGCTTCTGAAAGTTTTTCGCCAAAGTCCTTGTCCTTTAGCTTGCCTGCTAATCCTCTTTGCCCTCTAGGGGTTTGTCGAGACATTACTCTAGCGGCATCTGCTCCAGCACCTGTTACGATTATAGCCTCATCTTCCCTAATATCCTCCGCTGTATAGGGGGCACTCTCTCTGCGCTGCTCAGCAGTCAGTTTGCGCCGCCCTGCGACATCTCGCGCTTCTCGCTCACCAGCTAGGAGCTTATACAGCGCGTGTTGAATATCAGCGAATTGGCTAGTAAAGTCGTTAAGGGCATCGGTTGCCTCTATTAGTTCTGCTTTCTTCTCATCTAGGGAAGTTTCCAGCTTTTCTATTTCGGCTTTATGCGTGCTTTCGATTTTTCCAGCAAGGTCATACTGTCGAGCTTTTACTGAGGTATCGTAAGCGCCCTTAAACTCTCTTTTCTTATCAGCAATATACTCTTTTAGCAGCTTAACCGTAGTTTCAGCATTGTTAACCCTTTCGTATAAAGCAGCGTTTTTACCAGCATTTTCCTTAAGCTCTTCAATCGGGGCGGTCTTTTCCCTCTCGTAAGCTAAAAATTCGCGCTGTAATGCTTTAGCGCTAGCACTATTGCGTACAGTTTGCTGCTGCGCTTCAGTGAGTTCGTCATAAGGCTTAGCGTAAAAAACACTAGCTACCATATCTTCTCTGTTGTAACGACTTTTAACCTTACTAAAGGGCACACCCTGCTCTTCCATAGCCAGTGCATTGAGCGCGTCATAGTTAGAGGGGGCGCTGCGTGCCCAGTATTTTGCTAGCTTATTTAAGGAATCTATGTTGCTTAAGCGCACCGAATTACTATTGCCGCCGCGAGCAAAACCCTCCTTTGTTTGAACCCAATGCTGTATTTCGTGCAGGGCAGTGCCGAGCGCGGCGTCAGCAGAAAGGTTGTTAGGTGTCACGTTTAGAGTGTTAGTTGCAGGGTCAAACCAACCTAAACTCTCGTCATAAAAGTCAAACAGGGCAGGGCGCTTAGTGAACTTTACCCCCTTTAGCTCAGGATAAGCAGCGAATAATTCAGGAGCGTCTAGTACATCCTCAAGACGAAGCCCTTTGCCTCTTACAGATGCTTCCGATATTTTTTCCCAGTCTGTCGCCCATTCAGCCTTGTCGTCTGGAATTTCAAAACGCCATTCGCCCTCCGTGCCTTTGAACCAGCCTGTATCCTTACGGACTTTTTGGGCGCTTTCTCCAGCAGTGGTTCGTTTTTCAGCTTCCTCAAGTTTGCCTAAGTCAGCGCCAACAGCGCTCTTTCCTGCGTAAACTGCTTTAACAGCGGTGTCGCTAGGCATAGCAACGCCTTCAGCCGCAGTAGTTTTTAGCAATTCTTGTAGGATGCTATCCAGCTTAGCCTGCATTGGGCGCTGGGCGTTGTAGTCAGCAACTTGCTTTTCGTACTCTGCTTTGCGGTCGAGATACTCGTTTAGTGCAGTGTCATACGCCTGTTTCTGCTTGCTGGGTAAGCCGAATAATCTTGTAAGAGTGTCAACGAATTTCTGCCACAGGGTGCGTACAGGTGCTTGGCCCTTAAATGCAGCAGGCTTAGCTTTCAGCCTATGCCCATCTTCGTCGTACTTGCTTAAAACCTGTCGGAAAGAAGGCAAAGTCAAGCTGTATGCCAGCGTTTCACTAGGGTCTTTGCCTATTATGTCATCCCAGAATTTCCCGTACTTTGGGTTGTTGGAATGAAGTACGCGACTTATTTTGTCCGATAGACCTGTTAGCTCCGCCCGTGCAGATGGGTTCCGCACCAGAGCTGCCTCAGTTAAAGCATGGGTGACTTCGTGGATTACGTTGTCTTCGCGGAAAACGTTAGGATCATCTGCTTTGAAATAGAGATGAGCACCATCTTCGCCCACTACGGTAACTGCACCCGCCTTGGCTGCATCAAAGGCATTTTTAACATTACGCGGTATCTTGTCTCCTTGCTTGAAGAATGTAACCTTGGCTGCCGCAATATGAGGAGATGTTAAATACGTCTTAGCAAGATCATGTAGGCGAGAATCCGTAGCTATTTTGACGTATCTGTTCAGCAGGTCTTTAGCATCTGTTGCTGACTCGAACTCTTGTATTGGTAAGGAGAGCACTCCTTTGTCTGGGTTTTTGCCCCTACCGGAGAAAAGGAATTTGCTTGCTGGGGCATAGGTAGGATTTTTAGCGAACACTAGACCGCCGATTTGCAAAACCTCCTCAGCATGAGTAACGGGTTCCATGTTAGCGCGATCATAGAAGTAGCTATGGCGCTCCGGGTCCATGCCCACCTGAATCCATTCTGGGTCATTAAGGTATTGCTTTCCCAGCGTTGCAGCTTCTTCTGGGGATACAGGCTTCCACTTACCTTCCATTGTCGCTATGGTGGCTTTACCAGAACCCTTAGCTATGTTTAATGCAGCTTTTTCAGTAATCCCAAAAGATACATCCGTAGCTCCTGCGACACTTTCGTACCCAATAGGCTTACCCGCAAACCCCCCTCGACGCGGTGTATGCACCGTGACTACCCAAGCGCCGTGATCCCTGTAGGCGGGGATGTCTAAGCGCAATCCTATATTTTCCCCTTCCTCCAGAGTGCCGCTCGCCTCACCTATTTTGTCTACTTTATCTTTAGATAAAGCGTTGTACATTTCTTCCAGTGAGGCAGGCTTGGGGATACTACGATATGCTGTAACAGGTTTATATTTGTTTACCAGTGCAGCGTAGTCTTCCTTAGTAATTTCCCCAGCAGCTAATTGCTCCGCCGCTTGGGTTAACTCAGCAGTGCGCTTGGTTACATCCTTATAGTGCATAAACTCACGAGGATTTACCATCCCCGTAGGAACCTCTTCCGCGACAGCTTTTACTTTTTCCGTGGGTTCTTCGTCATCGACTTCAACATCTTGCTCCCCTTGTCGGCTTGGTTCCATTCCTTCGCCACTGATTGTTTGATCCCCACCTTCTTCGAGAACGCTGGGTTGTGCGCCGCCGCTGCCATCAGTCGGGCCTGTTTCGGAGACTTGCTGGGCATTTTGTTGTACCTCGTTAAGTTTAGTGCGTAAAGCGTCTATAGCCTGCTGATCGCGGGGCATATTCTTCGCTTCTATTTCATCAAGAAACGCATTGATAGTGGGGCCATGAGAAGGGTCATCTGGGTTAAGCTGCTTCAATCCCTTCATGACTAGGGTATTCTTACGCGCCTTCAACCCTAATTGTTCGTAGTAGGGCTTCTCTTGCACCGTAGGTTCTGGTACTTCTTCTACTGGGGGTTGTGCCTTGGCTTCCTGCATCTGCATGTAGCGCACAGCGTCCTTATAGGGCATACCTTGTAATTCTTCAGGTATCTCGATAGGTTGGCGCTCTTTCCTCTTTTCTGCCTTAGCAACAGCTTGTTCTTCTAGGGCTGTTTGCTGAGCGAGCTGGGCTGCTTTCTGTGCGGCTAACGCCTCTTCCGTAGCTTTCTGCTCTTCGATGCGGGCTACTTCTGTAGCCTTGATGTGGTGTCTGCCAAGACCTTGCGCTACACCGGCAACGCCACCAAAACCTGCAACTTGTTTAGCAGTGTCAGCATATTCCTGTAGAGCAGAGTCATCAAATAAGGGCTGTCCAGCATAGGCGCGTTCTATGACATTCTCAGCTACTTCACTGCTGGTGAAGGCTGCATCCGTGATGCCTACCTGTTTAGCTATATTGCCGAGGCGTGAGCCTACGAGTTTCTTGGCTTCTTCAATACCGCCTTTTTCTACAGCCTTTATAATAGTCTCTCTAGCACCCAGCACTACGTCATCACTGAATAACTTTTTCAACGGGCCGAGCAGTCTGCCGCCTACATAATCAAGGGCAGTCTCGCCCACAGCATAGGGGCGTGCCTCGCTAGGTACAAACTCTTTGCCTGTTTCCTTAGCGCGTTCTTCAAGCCCACCCATAGCGCCGCCATACAGAGCAGCAGTGCCCGTAGCTGGGCCTACACCCGGAATAGCATACGCAGCAGCGTAAGGGACAATCCCCGCACCTGTTTGAACGATTGGGTAGCCTACAGTCTTCTCAAACCAACTTGCATCTTTAGGCATCTCAAAGACGCCCTCTGCTCTATGACCTAGCTCTTCGCCATAGCCACGCATCGACTCCCCAGCACCTGTAATGGCTTCCCCTATAGGCTTCGCATACTGCCCCAGCAGTTCAGTGTCAGCCACAGCTTTCCCTAGCTCTTTTGTTTCTCCACCAAGCCCTGTAAATATCCCTGCACCGCTTGTCAGAAGCGATTCTTTAGCCGCAGCGCCATAGCTTGACTTATTGGGAGTGGGAGCGCCTTGAGGAGTAGCATATTCAGGGGCTTCTTTGCGAAGCATACCCAGCACCTCGTCATCAGACATATCATATTCAGCGTTGACAGTCTGGCCGTTGGGCGCTTGGAATTGGCGTAGCGGAACGCCTTCTATGCCTTCTTTTTTCAGCATAGCCGCTACTTCTTCATGCGACATGCCCTTCTCAACATTGATCGTCTGCCCCGTGCTTAACTGCATGGGGGTGGTTTCTAGCTGAGAGTATTGTGGGGATTGTCCCTGCCGTTGTTGGAATGGCCTACCACCTGTTACATCTAAGTACATTCCAGACGGAGCGTTCTGTATTTGCTCGTCAGGGATAGCAGCGAAGCGCCGCGCTTGCGCGGCCCTATTTTCATAGTTGGCATACTGTTCATTCGGACGTTCATAGTAGCGCCCAAGTATGACAGCAGCTTGCTCAGGAGTGCGCGTCTGCATAGCTTTTTCGAGAGCAGCTCTTTCTGGCCCTTGTAACTCACTAACAAAATAATCGAGCTGCGTAGTAAGGTCTTGCGGAGAGCGCCCTTGGCGTTTTGCAAAAGGGATTAGCCCTTCATACCCGCCACCGCCATAGAGCCTTTCTTTGCGCCATTGAGCGATACCTAGCCCACCCTCCTTGTTTAAGGAACCCCCCGAAATACCGCTTGACTCTTGTGCAAAGTTACCAACTGCACCAGCAGCAATATGTGCAGGGAACCCCTTAGCTTCTAAGTATCTACGGGCATAGGCGAGATTCTGCTCACCATCACCCTGCATTGGCCTAGCCTCGCCACCCATGTAGGCTTCTATATCCGCTAGCTCTCGCCGCTTATCCTCTTCCCGTTCTTTGGCCGTATAGGGGCGTATCCCTATAAGCTCGTCTAGCGCGGCATCGCCAGAGCCAACAGAAGGGTCGAACAAAGAAGCAAGGCCAGCGTACTTATCCATGCGGTTTCCTGAGTTAAAGTTGCTTGAGGTATTTTACTGCCTTACGCCTTGTCTTGTAACTGTTAAACCGCCACCCAGCCCGCCCCCGCCTAGCTCGCCACCGCCTAGCCCTAACGGGGTAAGCCCATATTGAACTCGCGCCTTGGTTAGTATTTGGTCAAAATTGGGGTTTTCGCCCTTGTCTCTTGCTGCATTATAATCAGCCACCGCTTGCTGGAGAGCAGCATGCTCAATAGCTGCATTAGTTTTACCAGACACAAGCGCAGCGCGTTTTTCAGCCTCTATCCCTTTTTCTCGGTCTAAGGCCCATCTCTCTTCAAAAGGCATCCTCCCTCTATTCGCCGCTCTACGCTCTTCGCTTGCCATTTCAGCTTTCTGCTGCAACAGTTTCAAAATTGTATCGACGTTGCGAGCATGCTCCAGTTGAGGGGCTTTTTCTTCTTCTCCATATATGTCATAGGCTTTACGTGCAATGTCTGCTTCTTCTTTAGCTCCTTGCTGGTAAGCGGATAGCGCTTGGATGCCACCAGTCCCGATAGCTTGACCTAGATAGGGCGATGAAGAACCCAATGTGCCAGAAATCATACCCATAAGGGCACCTAGCCATTTGTCTTCCTTAGCACCAGTCTGCATTTCTTCAAGGCGTTTAGCCTGCGCGTCAGACATCTTAGCGTTGGATAACCCACGCAGTTCGTCCAGCATTTTGACTTGGCCTTCAAGAGAGGGTATGCCATAGCTTTCTCCCGGCATGAGAGAGGATGCACCCTGCGGAGAGGCTTCTGTAGCAGCAGGGGCCGCTTGGCTATTTGTCTTTATGGTCTGCTCTTCAGGTGGCGTATACCCAGCTTTTTTCGCTTCTGGAGTAGGCTCCGCACGAGGTGTTACAGATGCGCCCGTAGTAGGTTCCTGTTTACCAACCTGTTTGCCTTCCTGTTTTAGAGAGCCTAGCCCTGCACTAGGAAAGACTTTCGCCATCTGTTGCTCAGTAACGCCTAGCCTTGTTTTATCAGAGGAGGCTCCATTTTTTGGCGGGGCAGTAACTCCTTTTGTTTCCTCTTGCGGTGCCGCTTTGCCTCCCATCCATGAGGGCATGTACTCTTTCCAGTCCTCAGCATACTGTTTTTGGAATTGTGGGTTAGCGAGTGAGTCAATCATATCCCAAGCGCCCAGTGCTACGCCCACTGGCCCAAGCACTTTGCCTACTGGCCCAAGCACTTCGCCTACTGGCCCAAGCCCTTTGCCGAACTTACCTGCGGCCCTACCCACTTTACCTAGTTTAGTTGCTAGGCTTTCTGCTTCAGGCACTGCGAGTTTTTCTGCCTGTGGTATCTCCCTGCTAAGAAACTCTCGTGCTTCTTTGCTAAGTTTGCTGGTGTCCATACCACGGGGGGCTTTTGCCGGAGGCGGCTCTTTAGGTAGTTCATACCCAACGCTTTTGTCTAAATTCTGCCATTTGAGGCGGCGGTTCAACCGCTCCATTTCTGTAGCAGAGTCTGCTTCAGATAGCCCTTGAATTGACTTGGGCGTGGCCCGCCCTTGTGTTGGCTCCGGTTGGTCAGAGACCATACCCGCCCGCTGTTGATATGCAGAAGGACTAGAGCGCTCTCCTCGTAATCCTCTCCGCGCTGCCTCTTCTTCTAGCCGCGCTCTGGTCGCCGTGTCTTGCTCCCGCAATAACTCCTGCATCAGCTTTTCATCTTCTCGGCTGAGTATATCCCCAGATTCGTAGTAGCCCGGAGCATCAGGTATCATTTTTGATAGCGCCTGTAAGGAGCCACCTGTGGGGAATCCACGCACTGCGCCACCTTGAGCAAAGTGCTCTTGGATAGCCTCAAGAACATCAGGGGGGATTACACCGCCTTGAGCAAAAGACACTAGACCACCACCTGCCATACCCATTTCAGGTTCAGGTTGTGGCTGCGCCGGAGGAAGCTGTCCCTGCATAGCAGGGAGCTGGCCCATAATACCTTGCTGTTGAGCAAGGTGCTGCATCACTGTGCCTTGGGGTGCGGGGGTTTGTGCCTGCGGTGCTTGTTGCAGCGCAGCGGCGGCGGCGAGTCCTTTCGGCCCTATAGGTTGTCCTTGAGCAGCGGCGGCTACAGCTTGCTTAGCCGCATTAGGATTGGCACTGTATACCTTGAAAGCAGAAGTTAGCTGGTCAACAATTCCTTGGCTCATACTTTGCCCCCTTTAGCTTTACCTGCACCCCAATAGCTAGGCACCTGAGTATATTGCCCCGTCGTAGCTGATCCCGGCATACCTGTTATCATGGTTACTCCCGGACTCGCTGCTTGCGTTGCGCCACCCCAATAATTTTTAGCGCTCTGCTGTCTGGTGTTGTAGTAGTCTTGGCCCAGACCTTGTAGCGTTTGCCCTGCGGCACCCCAGCCCTGAGCACCTGCCATTAGCTGATCCTGCCCCGTGTTAAACTGACCCATACCTTGCGTGTAAGCGTTCTGCAAGCCTTCTTGGGCTATTTTGTTTAGCAGGAAATTCTGGTTGCGCTGGCCTTCCGTTTCCATCAATGCACCGCGAGAGCCACCAAACGCACCCAGGCCGACCTGATTTGAACGGAGCAGATTCTGCTGTTGAGCAAAGTCCCTATTAGCCTGCTGCTTCTGCTCGTCAATGACATTCTTTATGTAGGGACTCATGTATTGCTCAGACACGCCCGGATCAGTCCACGACTTTCTTTTTTCTATTTCCTCAATAGCCCTAAGAAAGTAAGGGTTCGTAGACATCATTGTTTTAGGGTCGTAGAATGGCACTACGCCTACATCTGCTTCCGCACGGGTATAGGGGGATGCAGCAGCTCTTTTGGCCTCCGCTTTGTCGTATGCAGCGAGATTCTTTAGCTGCATAGGTGTTAATTTCTTGCCTTCCTCTTGCCTAGTCCTGAGAAAATCAGCGCGGTCAGCGGTAATGCCTTTGCCTTTTTTGTAGCCACGTAGGGACATGATGCCGCCTTCAGCCGCCTTTTTCGGCGCTTCTTCCTTTGGCGCTTCTTTGGTAGCAGGTGGGTTGGCAGTGCCTAGCTGGGATTTATATGCTGCCAAATCTGCATCGGGGGCTAACCCCGCCCACTGCCTAGTGTATTCAGGATTGCCACCGTACATGCCTTCGTATAAACGAGCATCTTGAGCGCCACGGCGCAAGGTGACAGAACCGGGAGCAAACTGCTGCCCGTACAATAGTTGTTTAGCGTAGTCCGAAAGGTCGGTTATTTGGGTGGATGAAGTTTGGGCGAGTTGTCCGGGAGCTGAGGCCATAATGTTACCTTCTAAATTTTTACAATATGATTTGGATATTGGTGGATTTTTTCCGGGCACCTAGCCTAGCCCACAAGCGCAACATCGAGTCACGAACCGCCCCTTCCATACATGTAGCCCCCTTGCTCACTAAGATAGAAGCGAACTGAGAAAACACCTCTGGATTGGACACAAACTTACCGCCGAAATTAGTCACAAAAGCTACGCGATGGTCAGTTCTATTATAATAAGCCACGGTAGCTACTCCACGCACTGTGTTGCTCTCATCCACTGCAACAACTAAAGCCCAAGAACCCTGCACCAGCCGCGCTTTCACTTCGTCTAAAGTAAACTCTCCATCAGCATACTCAACAGAGGTGGTGATAAACTTCTCTACATCAGGCCACGCTCTATTTACAAACTCTATGGGTACTTCTTGGACGCTATAGGCCACTAGACTTTACCGAAAAACTCATCAAGAAACTTAGCGCCCGCCTTAGTTGAGCCATTACCAAGAGCGCTTACTACGTCGGCAGGGATAATAAACTGCCCATTCTCAAGATTAACTGAGCCGCCATGTGCTAGTTTTTGGTTCATAAGATTGCCTCCTAGCTCTTGGGCTTTTTGCCCTTCCTGCTGTTGCTGTCTGGTTGCGTTACGATTTGCCGCATTTACCGAAGCACGCTGCTGCTGGGCCTGAATACCTTTGACGCCTTGGTCTACTACTTGCCCTGTCGCCGTTTGCCCTAAGAAGTTTCCTACAGCCCCTAGTCCCCCCTGCGCCGCTGAAGGCAGTGCAGCAGTTGACATACCTCCTCCTGCTGTTGGTGCTGTAACACCCGCAGAAGTAACACCCACGCCCGGACTAGCGGGAACCGCTCCCTGTAAGCCAGCCAGCCCCATTTTACCGGCTGCGCCTGCGCCCACCCCAGAAGCTAAAGACGTTGGAGCCGTTGCTCCCGCCCCCGCCGCAGCTAGATTAGCTAGAGCCGTCGTTGACGCCGCAGGAGCAAGTGCCGTACCTGCTAGTGCAGAACCTGCACTGCCCGCCATAGTAGCCCCAGCCATAGTGCCCAAACCACCAGCGCCAGCCCCTGCACCGAGAGCGGTGCCCGCTGCTCCACCTAAAACGCCGCCAAGAGAAGCTGCCGCTGCCCCGGCGACATTGCCTATAGTAGTGCCGATAGTGATAAGGGCGGCGAAGCTCATAACTTATCCTCAATTTGTAGACTGTTGTATTCAGTCATAGTATCACAAACCAAAAAATTTTCTATCTTTTCCAGCACTTGCTCTTGACAAGCATGGACTGTTAGCCACTCTACGTCGGTTATTGCGTATACTGCTCGCTGCGTTCCGGGTTTAGTTACAAACACCGCAGGGGCTATTACCTCTGCCTTATTACCTAGCTCATCTACAACAATGCAGTGGCCTTTAAGCGCGACCGTTATATGCTCTGATTTATGCACCTTAGTTACAACCGTCGCCCCCGCAGGGACATAGATTCTTCTGCCATATAAGCCGGGCGTATGGTAGTGATCCAACGGGGCTTCAATCTGGGTAAGCTCGCCAGAGTCTATCGCATTGTGCATGCTGGCTTTCAGCTCAGCGAGGTGCGCCCCTTTTGCTACAGCGTTCATTAGGCTTTAACTCCGGTCATAGCATGGATGAAGGCTTTTTTAGCAGCGTCCTGAATAATCTGCTTGCCCTTATGCGAATGCGCGGCACTTCGTACTGCTGTGAGCATACGGTCTAACTTAGCTTCCATAGATTCCGCTATTTTCTTAGGCACAACATACTCGCCATCAGCGACTCGTACATCTTCCTGTCCTGAGATATTAGCGGGAATATCGTCGCTCATCCCATCTCCATCACCCTCAAGCAAGCCCCCATGCTCGTAATGATCTACAACTTCACTCCGCTGAGGGGAGGCCGCTGGATAGGGAGTGGCGCGAGCTATTTGTGACTGTGGGTACGCTGCGTTAGGGTCTATGGGCTGGGTATGAATAAAGCCGCCGTTAGCAAAGCGATCTTTCAGCGCAGCGAGGCCACCTGACCGTTGGTAGTCTTCAAGAAACCACTCAGGGAACCGTATAGTTGCATCAGTGTTGGGAGGATGAATTTCTAGCGCACCGCCATCTGCATAGCCCGGAGAGTTGTATAATCCCTGAGTCAACT